ATAACCGGATCTGTTTCACCCTGTTCAATGTTTAGATTTGGAATAACTGGCGTAGTTTCACCCTGCTGTACATTAACTACAGGCACTGTAGGAGTGGTTTCGCCTTGAATTATTTCTGGATTAGGTATAATCGGCGTAGTTTCACCCTGCTGTATATTAACTACAGGAATAACTGGGGTAGTTTCTCCTTGTTCAATGTTCGGATTTGGAATAACTGGAGTAGTTTCACCCTGTTCAATATTTGGATTAGGAATAACTGGATCCGTACTACCCTGTTCAATGTTTGGGTTGGGTACTGTAGGTGTAGTTTCACCCTGCTGTATATTAACCACAGGAATAACTGGGGTAGTCTCTCCTTGTGCTATAATAGGATTAGGGACTGTAGGCGTAGTTTCACCCTGCTGTATATTAACTACAGGTATGACCGGCGTAGTTTCACCCTGTACTATAATAGGATTAGGTACTGTAGGTGTAGTCTCGCCTTGTTGCAGTTCTAAACTAGGAATAACCGGATCCGTACTACCCTGTTCAATGTTTGGATTAGGCACTGTAGGAGTAGTTTCTCCTTGAATTATGGTTGGATTGGGTATAGTAGGAGTAGTTTCACCTTGAATAGGTATAAATTCACTAACATTAATTCTTGATTCGCCTTGATTTATATTAGGATCGGGTATAACCGGATCCGTTTTACCTTGCTCTATTATAGGTTCAAAAGAAACAGGTTTAATGCCGCCTTGTTCTATAATAAGATTTGGAATTACCGGATCTGTCTGTCCTTGTTCTATATCCGGATCCGGAATAATAGGCTCAGCACTTCCTTGTTCAATGTCTGGGTTCCATGGACCCGTCGTAGTCTGCCCTTGTACGATATCCGGATTTGAAGGTACGGGAGTAATCTCTCCTTGTTCAATATCTGGATTCCATTCTCCAGGAGTAGTCTCACCTTGTTCAATATTAGGATTGGGTATCGTAGGCGTAGTCTCACCTTGTTCAATGTCTGGATTTGGAATTACCGGTGTTGTACTACCTTGTTCAATTAACAAGTCAGGTCTAGTAGGAGTGGTCTCGCCTTGTTCAATATTTACTATAGGAATGATTGGAGTAGTCTCACCTTGTACTATATTGACTTCCGGAAGTTCCGGAGTTGTACTACCCTGTTTTATATCCGGATCCGGAATAATAGGATTTGTAGGAACTCCTTGGTTTACCGTATTACTAGCATATAATTCATTTATCTCCGGAGAAAAAGAAACTTGTCTCCTAGTTAAATCAGCTGTTGATGTTACTGCCATATTTTATAATTATTTTCTAGGATTAGCTTGATAATTTCTTTCAGTTTTTCTTCCGACGGCTTCAGCTAAAACTTTACCGTCTACTACTAATTGAATAGGAGTAGTACTATTAGTTATTACAGCTATTAAATCATTCATTTTAGCTATTAACTCGGAATTATTAGATGCACCTTCACTTTCTGCAGTGGCAGTAGTAGGTGTAGTAGTGGCAGTAGTAGTAGGAGCGATTGTCCCGGCACCTGTAGTACTCATAGGAGCAGGCTCTATTGTTGGGACAGCTGCTGGAGCTTCTTCTTTTCCAAATAAACCTCCTAAGAATGATGCAACCCCTCCTAATGCAGCCATTGAAGGGAAAGCTAATATAGATGCGGCACCTACCTTCCCTATAGAAACGGCTAAATCGGTAAACGCATCTTTTAATATGCCTATCTGATCTACCATCGGTAATAGAGTAGTCATTGTAGTAGCAAATGCATCAATACCGGTTACTATAGAATTTATACCAGTACCTACTGACTTTAAGGCAGTCCCTAATAATCCCATTAATCCAGTAAATATAGTTAATGGTATGATAGCTACTGTAAATCCTAAAGCTGCAATTGCTAGACTGCCTATTCCTCCAGCAACGGCTACTAAACCAATTCCTATACTAATTAAAGAGTCTCCGGATACGTTGGCGAGTAAATTAGTTAATGAATTACTAATGGAGTCTATAGCCGGTGCGGCTATTAACAATGAAGTACTTAATACTAACATGAGACCGCCTATTGCAGCTAATCCCAAAATACCTGCAGTAGCCGCTGCAGCTGCAGAAGCCATTATTCCCACAGCAATTCCAAATCCTACAAAAGCAGCTGCCGTAGCTAAAATTTGTTCCGGAGACATTTCTTTAAATTGTATTACTAGAGCCTCCATTCCTTTTGCTGCAAAGAAAATCCCGGCACCTGCCATCATTAAACTAGCGCCTAATGAAAGAGCTAACCCTGCCAATATTACAACCCCTCCCGCTACTGCCGGATTGGCCATGGCCATCAACCCCGCGGCTAAAGCACTTAAACCAGCACCTGCAGGAATTCCTAAGCCAGCTATTAAGGCAAGTCCAACAGCTCCTGCCGTCATTGCAGTAAATCCTATAGCAGCTGCTAATAATACACTTGCGCCAGCAAGCACTTTACCTTTAGCAAACGCTTCTAATCCATATGCTAATCCATATAAATTTTCTTGTATCTTTTCACCATCTAATTTTTCTAAAAGTTTAGCACCTAAATACCCAGGTATCATAGCTACTAATCCTAAACTTGCAGGTATTAAATTTAATGCTCCTTTAAACACTCCTGCCTGCCCCATGGATTTTAAACCTTCGGAAAGATTAGTTAAGAAAGTTTTAATTCCTTCACCAGCACCGGATTTCACATTTGCATCGGCAGTTTGTGCCATTTCGGCAGTTTCTGATACTTTATCCGGAGATACAGACTCAGTAACTCTGCCTATCAATTCTTTTCCTTTTTCTTCAGCTTTACCTTGCAACCCTTCAACTGCTGAATCTACTTTTCCTCCAACTATTTCTTCAACTTTACCCGTTGCTTTATCTTGTATAGTTTCAGTAGCACCTTCTGCCGGTTTTTGTATTAATTCTCCTGCTTTTTCTTGTGCAGCTTTTTGCATAGATTCAGTTACCGAACTTACACCTTCTTCTACAGGTTTAAATGAAAACTTCTTAGCCCACTCTTGCATTTTATCAAAAAAAGATTTTCCTGATTTGGAAGCGTTTTCAAAAGATTTTTTTGAATCGTTGCTCCATTCTTTGAACCCTTTACCTACCAAAAAAGTTTTTAAGCCAGACAATGCATTTTTCATTGAATTTTTAAGACTCTTCCATATACCATCACCTTCTTTAAGTTTGGTAAACCACTCTTTTGTAGACTTATAGGCATTTACTATACCATCTTTAGCAGATCCCAATCCCTTACCTACTGCTTGAATAGGGGCAAATAAAGTGCCTAACAATCCTCGAGTCTTAAAGAATTGTGTATTTATTAAGAAAGTTACTGCTTTCCATCCTAAGAAAAGTTGTAACCCGGTCTTTAAATAAGGCAATACAGGTTCAATTACACCAAAAATACCGGTTATAAGATCAAATATAGGCTCCAATACTGGCAATAACACATTTGCAAATATATCACTTATCTTAGCGACTGCATCAGCTATTTTTTCTTGTGTTAATTGATTTCGTTGTTCTTTTAATAATCTATCTGCAGCACTCTCATTTCCTTGATTCAACGCTTGTAGGCCTTTTTCGTACTCCTTACGTTGCTCAGCAGTCATATTATTAATAGCATCTTGCTTTTCCAAAGATTGTTGCAATTCACCAACAGTAAGACCTGCTGCTTTAGCAATAGCTTCTTTCTGAACTGCATTCATTTTATTGAAATCTGCCAAACTTCCTATTTGACCTAAAGTTTCTTTAGCAGCTTCTTCTATTTTTCCTTGCATAGCAAGTTCTCTAGCTTTGTCTAAATTAATTTCTCTACCTAATAAAACAGAAGCAGTCATTTGATCTTCAATAGAAGATTCAAAATCCAATAATGTTTTAGAAATATCTGCTACTTTTCCTATATCTAAACCTAGTCGTCTAGCTTCAACGGCAGTTCGTAGTAAATCTTGAGGAGTGCCTTTAAAATATGTGGCTATTTGTTGAGATGATCCGGCAATGTCTTGCATTACTAAATCAGGAGCAACGCCAGCTGCTTCAGCAAATTGAGCACCTAAAGCGGCTATATTACCGGCAGTTTCAGCACTAGCACCTGTAGATGCTTGTATTTGATACATCGTCTTAGCAGCATTATCTGCAGATATACCAAATGCTTTTCCTAATAATGTAGCTTTTTCAACTGCCGTGTCAGAAACTCGATTTATTGATCCGTATACTCCTACCAAAGCATTAGTGGATTCTAATACTTCAGACATTTCTACACCCTGGGCACGATATTCTAAGGATAAATCGTGTGCATAATGTAATGCATGCTCACTTTGTTTTACGGTTAATTTAGAATCATCTAAAAATTTTCGGCTTTCTCTACCGAGTTTCATATATTCTTCTAAAGCATGGCCTATTAAAGCTCCCACCAATGCTAATGGACTAGTCATTGAATCTTTAATAGCTTTACCGATGCTTGATATTTCTTCACCTTGGTCTCCTAAAAGAGAAGTTATTTTTTCGGTTAAGGATTTTTTAACTTCTTCTTCAATATTTTGTTTTTTCTTTTCCTCAGAAATTTTCTTTTCTAATTCTTCTACTCTTTCTAAATTGGTTACGTTTTCTTTAGCAACATTTAATTGAAGTTGTGAAGAACCTAAAAGATTATCAACAAAAGCTAATTGCTTTTCAAGAGACGCGCTCTCTTCTTCAGTAGCATTTTTTAGTTTTTCAACAAGTACACCTCGATCTTTCTCCAGTTCAGTTATCGTCGTACCAAGTTTAAATTCTTGGAATTTTAAATCTATAAATTCTTTAGATTTATCTTCAAATTTATTTTTAGTTTTATATTCTTCTAAAGAAATTTTAGCACGCGTAGCTGCATCTCTGGATAAAATATCTCCGGTAGCGATTTGTGAATCTTGTATAGTCTCTAATAAATCATTATATTTTGAATATTCATTGACAATTTTAACTGACTCACTAACAGTATTTTCAACACTTTTTTTGATTTCGTTTTCTAAATCTGCGATAGAAACATTTTTATCCAATTCGCTCTTAGTATATAAATCTCGTATTTTATTTAATTCCGCTCGTTTTTCTTCTATTTCCGCGATTTTAGTGGCAATTACATTATTTAGCTCGCTTTTTTTGCTAATTTCGTTTTCATACTTACTACGGTCTTCTAATATGCTTATTTCTTTCTCTAAATTGTTTATATCATTATTTAAAGATTCGGAAGCTTTTTTAGATGCGTCTTTTTCTTGTTCTCGAATAGTATACGCCTTTTCCGCTTCTTTTGTAATTAGTTTTTGAATCGTGTTATTAGTAAGTAATGATTCATTTATTTGGTTGGTTATATCTTTATCATCATTAGAAAACTTGACTTTTTGTAATATTTTAGCAACTGCATCGTTTAAAGCATTATTTTGATTTTCGGTACTTTCATTTTGTTGCTGGAGAACTGATAAATCAAGTCTATTTAATTTAAATATACTAGAACCTAAAGATTTTAATTCAGATGTAAGAGAAACAATATCCGAAATAGTGTTTTTAGAATCATAATATCTAGTATTTAAATCTGCGACTCCTAAAGCAACATCTCTAGTTACATCTCCCGTTACACCAAGAAGCGTATTAAGCCTGTTAACTTCTTGTTTTGCCTCTTCTAATTTCTTAGTTAATTCCCGAGTTCTATCCATTTTAAATACTATAAACCCAGTTTATACTTTATATCTTCTACCTGCTTGTATTGCATCTACCATTTCTCTAAATTTAGGATCTGATTGATATTTTTTTTCTAATCTTTCTGCATATTCTTTTTCTAAAGTTTCCGCGGATTTTTTAGTTGATTTACCGTTTTTATTTTTTAAAAATAAATCAGCCAATACGCCTGCTAAATATCCTATGATAGCACCTGCTGCGCCTTCATTAATTTCTTTTTTAATTTCTTCTCGTATAAGTAGACGTAATTTATCTGTATCTTTCATATCAATGGTTTATTATAATTATTTCATAAAAGAAAAATGGGTCCGAAGACCCATTATCTACTAGGAGTTCTAGTTACTCCCGGCCTATGTATTTTTTTACTGCTGGGAGCTGGTTGTTTATTGGCTTGTTCAGCAGCTTCCTTTTCTTTTTCTTTTACATCTACCATTTTTCTATAATAGAAATTTCGTAGATAAACTGGCATCGTATACAAATCACCGAATGTAAATCCGCCATGGCCATAATATATCATATCGAATATTTGGCTATTCCGAAAGGGCCTATAATTAGGCCCTAGGCCAAAAAAAGGACACCGTCATGGGCATAGCCATGTCTAATACTTCGTGACCACAACTCGGACATTCAAACATGAATTCCATTTTAATATCCGGACTTACATCTTGTATATACTTACGCAAAGCAAAAGAATCTCTAGAAAGCAATTCCGTATCTACAAACTTTCTAATAACAGTAATATCGGATTCACCATCTACTGAAGTAATTAAATACTTTAAACGAGTAGTCATTTCAGAATCAATACCAGTAATTTTAGTTAACTTTTTAAGACCTTTTAATTCAGCTTCAATTCCTTTTTCATCTGCTGAAGTTAAACATTTAAAAGATACTTTTCTTTTAGATGCCGGCAATTCAAACCAAAATTCATTAGCACCTTTAGTATATGTGCCTTCCTTAGGTTCTTTATCTTCAAAAGTAGATAAATCAACTACATGTGTAGATTTTTCTCCGCATTTGGGACATGTAATTTCTACTTCGTAATCTTTACCATAAGCTAAAATCCTAGCAGCAATTAAAAGAGCATTTTTATCGCCCACTAATAAATCATTATAATTAATTTTAGATACAATTAATGATTGTAATAACTTATCTATTACTACCCCAGATTTAATCAAATTCTGCGATGTAAGAATGTCTTCTTCTTTAGCAGTCATATATTTCATATGAATCTGTCCCGAGCTTAACGGGTTACTTTCGGGGTATAACAACCCTTTAGACGGTAAATGTACTACCTCAGTATGAAATTTAGAAGTGTCATCAGGATTCTCGAATTCAGTTTTAGTGTTACCGGCAGAATATTTAGCCTTTAATACTTCTTTTAATTCGTCGTCTGATAAAGATTGGTTTTTAGGATAAGAATCTGAAACTGTTGTCATAACTTTAAATATTTGATTTTAATTTATTAATATATATACCTAAAATAAAAAAGCCCCCCGTTTCCGGAGGGCTAACTGAAAGAAAAGAACTAAAATCACCCAACAGTAACTGACATACTAGTACCTTCAATAGGTCCTGAGCCTTGAGTACTTCTCTGTGGAGACTGTACTACATCGGGAATATCTTTATTTATATCTTTTGCAAATGATATCATACGAGCATTATAATCCTGCCTAATGTTTTTATTAATTTCATTAGGTACTCTAGCATTAAAAGGATTTGAATATCCTTTAAATACATCAGGAGCGAATGCTAATTGTTCTCGTGTAATTTCTTCCGCGGTTTTCATGGTTTATTAAAAATTAAGCACAGCATAATCAATACGCATTGTAACGGAAATTTCTACAGGTTGGTCAGATGCCCAATCCATATCTCCAAACTGTGCAGATTTGATATAAGCTCCTTTAAGTAACCATTCTTCTACGATATCACCTACAGGTCCTAATACTTCAAATTGCAAGTCTCTTTTATAGAAATCAGCATATCCATCACGACCGGTAATTGATTCGTGAGAAGTTCTAATCCATTCCATTACTGCTTGAGCACCGGAAGGTACAATCGGATCATAAAGCGTCATTGAGAAATCTCCCCAATTTGCTTTACCTTTAAGTTTTCTAATTACGTTGATATGATGCATATCAATATCACCGAAATCAATTTGCGGACGGTTAATTTTCTTAATAATATAAGAAGGTAACCCATTCATATACATGATGAATCTATTCTGTACCTTGGGTTCGAAACTGGTAAAGAATATATCGGAATCTGGAATTAATGTTGCCATATTTTTATTGATTTAAATAGTTTAAATAATTTAGTTATATTAATAAATATACCGATTAATTGTTTTATTTTTTAGCATCGATTAAATCTAAATTTAATCCTTTGTATTTAGATAATCTATTCTTAACTGCTAGTAAATTTTTTTCAGAGTCATCCATGAATTTAATATTTTTATAACCTTTTTTTACTTGATTTTCTATCCAATCTGCTTTTAATTCTGGATTTGCTCCGCCTACCCCAACCACGTATACGTCTAATTTATATTTTTCTTTTAAATGGCGCATTATAGGATATGCCACTCTTCTAGCAGTTAATATAGTGGTTTTAATATTAGGATTAGATGCCGACTTTTTTATCTGTAAAAGATTACGAAGTATGGGTTTTGAATCTTTTATTATCTTATCAAACTCAGTAAAATCATATTTTTCTCCGGGTTTTAAAGTATATGTAGCAAATTCGCCACTAGACAACTTTTTCAAGTTGCCTTCAGAATCTATTACATTTATACTAGTATTCGTATCTACCAATGTATCATCGAAATCGTATATATGTATCGTTCTCCCGGCATCTTCTAATAAATCAAGTAATCGTATCATCTATTATAAATATTTTATAAAAAAAGAAAAGCGGGTATGACCCCGCTCTTCTCTTCTTATACACTAACTTTATTTTATGCTGAGAACGAAGCCCCAGTTGCCTGAATATTAAAATCAATAATGATAAATTCAGCAGTCTTAGTCGGTTGTAAAAACAACTGACCATACATAATGTTACGATCGATTAAATCTGGAGTATTATTAGTATCATCCATTACAGCTTTGAAAGCATAGAGACCTTGACGCTGCTTAACTGAATCTAAATACGGATTAACGATATTCAAGAAACGGTTTCTAGTTTGAGTAGTGTTCTGTTCGAATACCAAATATTTAGTTGCAGAAGCAATAAATTTCTTAGTAGCGATCAACAACCTACGAACATTAATACGGTCGAGAGCAGAAGCTTTAGCTTGCAGTGTCTTTTGACCCCATACACATACTCCGATATTCGGGAACGATGCAATAGGATTGATACGATTTAAATACAATTGATCTCTATCAGCCTGAGTTAATCTAAAATATACTTGAGTAGCTTCTGAAATACCACCTCTATTTAAACCTGCAGGAGCAAACCATTCATATGATAATTTATCGTTTTGTGCAAATACTCCAGGCACAACAACGGACGGCGGTACCCATAACAACTTCTTAGATACAGAGTCTTGTACTTTAACCCATGGATAATAAGTTGCTGCATAATTGGTATCGAAATTACTTACATTAGCTATTGCCTGAGAAATGTTATCGGAAATACCAACGGTGTCCATAATATAGAAAGCATCTCCTCTATTCTCACAGATTTGAATTGCTTTATCGGTAATAGAAGAATGCTTAGAGCTAATAATACCTGGAGTTACTATCGCATTAATATCATATTCATCTGCATTACTCAAAATATTTAAAGCTGTAATATATGCTATTGATCCGGAACTATTTGCTGTTGAGCAATCAAATCCAAATACGTTAGTATCAGTAATATTAGCGCCTACATTTTTCTTTCTATTATAGGGTAATCCGTCGTGCCCGCCTTGCAAAGGTATAGCGAACTTCAACATTTCTACAGGAGCGTTTGATGAAGACAAACTAGTACCGGCCGGGAACGTAGTTCCATTGATACCGGAAACGTTAGACGAACTAGGGTGACTAAACATCCTATCTAAGTTGAAGTCTACCCCGCCGGCTACATTGGCAGTAACGCCTACTACACTGTTTGGTATAGAATATAATAATTGTTTAGCATCAGCACTATAGAAATTAAATCCGAATAAATATCTATTATCATATGTAGTCGAAGTACCTTGTAATGTTACATATGAACCACTTCTGAAAGCTACTTCTCCACCAGACCCGGTAGCTACAGTAGTATTAGGAATTTTAAATCCGAAAGGATATAAACCTGCAGGTAATGTATCAAAACCGTCGACAGGAATTATATAAATGTATTTACTCTTATTAGGATAGTCTCCGTTCATAGTAACTCTACCAGAAGAATCTACTGTAGAATACATGTCCCCAACCCTTTTTAAAATATAATTTTCTGAAAAAGGATCGGTAGTCAAGTCTAAGAAGGATTCTAATACTTCGGGTTTAGTGTCAGTATCAGATGAACCTAAATATCCGCCGACTCTTCTTACAAAGATATTAAATCTAGGATATGCAGTTCCAGGAACGGTGCCGGATTTTCTAATATCTTCGATAGTAACTTTTACATCATAGTTACCTTCGGTACCGTCTGAAATTCTACCTACTTTAAACAAATTAGTAGACGTACCGCTAGATAATTGTGATGTGATCCATGGAGTTTTAGCGTTTTGGAAAGACGCATTAGTACCGGCGAATGACATCGTAAACGAACTAGAAGCAACATTTAGTCCTCCTGATGCTGCTAGATGTCCTGCCTCAGGAAAAAATCTATATAAATAATAATTTCCTGTTAATCCGGATCCGGTATTTAATGGGGAGGTACTAAATAAAGTGCCGATATAATTTGCACTAGTAGTATTA